TCGAGCGGGGCGATGTGTCCGGCTCGAGCTTCGGTTTCCGCACCATCGATGACGAGTGGGGCGAGACCGATTCTGGCTTCCCTCTGCGGACTCTCAAGTCCGTTGCCCTCCGTGATGTGGGACCGGTTGTTTATCCGGCCTACACGGAGGCTGATTCTGCGCTTCGGTCGCTGGCTGAGAGTCGTTCACTCGACCTCGATGTCTTGATCGATGCTGCCCACAAGAACGAGCTTCAGGATCTCCTTTCGGAGCGTTCTGAGGACGAGACCGAGGACGAGGAACGTGACGAGGACGACCGGGAGAACCCCATCGTCATCCGTCGCAAGTTCGCTCATCTTCTCTGATTGGCCGGGCGAAACCCACCAGTCCGGTACGTCCATGTTGGACGGATCGTGAAAGGCCCACATTCATCCGGCAGACCATCTGCCACCAACTCATAGGAGAACCCAATGAGCGACATTCTGAATCGTGTCTTTGAGGCACGGCGCAACGCAGTCGAAGAGCTGCGGGCGCTTTACAACGATGCCGGTGAGGAAGCTCTCACCGCCGAGCAAACCCAGACCGAAGAGCGGCTGGCTGCGACCATCTCTGATCTTGAGAAGCGTGAGGCGAACCTCATTGCTCTCGGTGCTGACGAGAAGCGTGCGGCTGACGCTGCTGCTGCGTCTGACGCTGCTGGAGCTGCTGCTCCTGAGGCCAAGGCTGACATCCACGCTGAGCTTCGCTCCCTCGTTCGGGGAGAGCGTCGGTCGGTCGAGATCGGCTACGAGACTCGTGACAACGTGAACCTCGTTTCCGGTACTGCCACTGACGGTGCTGAGCTGGTCGAGTCTGAGCTGCTTGGTCAGATCCACGATCTCATGGTGGAGAACTCTCCCATCATGGGGCTGGCCACGGTCCTCCGTACCTCTGGTGGAGCTGACCTCGTGGTTCCTCGTGTGACCAGCCATTCGGCTGCTTCGCTCGTGGCTGAGGCTGGAGCCTTCGGTGACGATGCTCCGCAGTTCGACACTGCGACTATCGGGTCGTACAAGTACGGCTTCACTGTCCAGATCAGCCGTGAACTCGAGCAGGACTCGGCGTTCAACGTCGCTGGTTTCGTCGCTGCTCAGGGTGGCGCTGCTCTCGGCCGTGGCGTGGACGCTGCGTTCGTGACCGGTTCCGGCTCGAGCCAGCCCAACGGCGTGGACAATGCCACCACTGGCATGACCACTGCCGCTGTCGCTGCCGTGACGATGGACGAGCTGATCGAAGCTCAGCACAGCGTGATCGGTCCGCAACAGGCTGGCGCTGTCTGGCTGTTCAACGACAGCACCATCGAGGCTGTCCGCAAGCTCAAGGACGGTGACAACAACTACCTGTGGCAGCCGTCCAACCAGGCTGGCACTCCGAACACTCTGCTCGGAAAGCCTGCCTACGCCGACCCGAACATCGCTTCGATGGCGACCGGAAACACCTTCGGTGTCTACGGCGACATCAAGGGCTTCTACGTCCGCATCGCTGGCGGCGTTCAGGTTGACCGGTCCGAGCACGTTGGCTTCGTCAACGATCTCATGACCTACCGCTTCCTGGTCCGTGTGGACTCGGAGATCGTGGACACCACTGGTATCCGCAAGCTGGTCAACGCCTGATCGTAGGCATCTGATCGAGATGGACGGGAGCAGGAGTCACTCCTCCTGGCTCTTGCTCCTGTCCGTTTCACCAGTCCGCTTCGACCAAGGAGACCAAGCATGAAGATCAAGATGAAGACCTCAATCGCTGGCCCAGGACTGATCCTCGGTGTGGGCGATATCGGCGACTTCCCAGAGGACCAGGCGAAGCGTCTGATTCACAAGGGTTTCGCTGAGCCGGTGCGTAGAGCACCGAAGAAGAAGACCGAGACCGCTACTGCATCCGCAGACGAGGTAGAGACCGCTACCGAGGAGTGAACCCATGCCCGACTACTGCTCTCTCGCTGAAGTCAGGGCGATGGAAGAAATGGACGACGCAACTGCTGTCCCTGACGCCACTATCACCGAAGCGATCGACTATGCGGAGGAGCTGATCGATCGCTTCACAGGCACGAGCTGGATCTACAAGACCTTCTCGGTGACCCTGTCTGGTTCGAACGATTCCGCCATCCGTCTGAAGGATGATGAGGGTCGAGCAATCCTCTACCCTCGGACGATCTCGTCTTGCACTGTGGATGGGACGAGCCAGACGACCGCTGGTTGGGCTCTCTATCCAGAGGGAGTCGTTGTCCGTGACACGGGCTACTTCACCAACACTTTCCCTGGGCGGAATGTCGTTGTGGTCGGCACTGCCGGTCTGACGACGGCTGCTCCTGAGGACATCGCTTGGTGTGCTCGGACGATCGCTCGGCAGTACATCCTCGATCTGATCTCGAGGCTGCCGGATCGGGCGACCGGAGTGAACACGAGTGACGGGACGATCATGCTGGCTCAGGCCAGTGCCCATCCTGATCGTCCGACTTCGCTCCCTGATGTGAATGCCCGTCTGGTGCGTAGACGCCAGCGTGGCCCATCCATTGCGTAAGGAGGACACATGGCCAGCACAACGATTCCTGCCGTCAAGGCGGGACTACTGACGGTGCTCGAGGGGATCTCTGTCCTCACTGACGCCAACGTCGATATCCGCTACGCAGAGCACGCTGAACGCAGGCGTGACGCTGTGTGGATGGGGAGCACGACGTCCTCCGAGATCGAGCCGATGGGCTTCCGCTCTGGTGCTCCTCGGAGGAAGGAGACGGTCGAGATTGCTCTGTGGGTGGAGGCTCGTGAGACGAAGCCTCTGGATGCTGAGACGACAGCTTTCTCCTATGTGACGGCGATCGAGTCCGCTCTGGTCGCTGACCCTGATCTGGGTGGTGTCACTGGGCTCCGCTGGTGCAGCGTCACTGCGATCGAAGCGGCAACGGTCGATGGCGGTGACGGTGCCTATTGCCAGATCGAATTGACCATCGAATGCACTGGAGTGTTCCTCTGATGACGACTGAGACCTGGGTCTACGAAGGCCCGCACGATGAAGTTCAGGTCAGGCTGCCCTCGAGGCGGTGGCTGACCGCACAGCGAGGCTCGACTCATGAGCTGATGCCGAATGAAGCCAACGCAATCAAGGATCTCCCAGGTTGGGAGCCGCAACCCGAACCCTCGAAGGAGAACCAATCATGAGCGCTCATCTCGATACCGCAATTCTGTTCGGCGAAGAGGTCACGTACGGCACGCCCGTTACGTTGACTCACGCCTACGAAGGCAAAGCTGACACTTGGAAGCGTGAGCACGAGGTGCTTGAGAGCACTGGCTTTCGGGCTGGCATGGAAGCCAAGCGTTCCGACCGTCGCAAGCTCATCAACATGGGCGGCGCTGGCTCCCTTGAGATCGACGTGCCTCGCACGGGCTCTGGGTTCCTTCTGCAAGCCCTTCTTGGTTCGGCTTCTGGCCCGACCGTGAACTCTGCCACGAGCTACACGAGCACCCACACGTCTACGCCTGGCGGTCCTGCCGTGTCGTACACGATTCAGGTTCAGCGTGTGGCCATTGACGGCACCATGTTCGGCCATACGTATCACGGCTGCGTCATCACGAAGTGGTCGCTTGCGGTTGATACGAGCGGCTTCCTTGTGGCGAACATCGACTTCGACTTCGAGGACAGCGACAACGTGACCGCTGACGGAACGCCGACCTACATCGCCAGCACGGCTCCGTTCGACTGGTCTGAAGCTGTTGTGTCGGTCAACGGTTCGCCAACCGACGTCAAGAACTTCAACTTCTCTGCTGATCTCGGTATGAAGACTGATCGACGGTTCTTGCGTGGCTCTGAGCTGAAGAAACAACCTGTTCGTGGCGCAATGCCAACGTTCGACGGCAGCTTTGAGGTTGAGTACGAAGACGAGACGCTCTACAACCTCTGGGTTGCTGGAACGATCATGGAGATCTCAGTCACCTTCACTGGTGCTGAGATCGAGTCGGGCTACGACGAGGAACTGTCCCTCACTCTGGCTGCCTGCCAGCTCACGGGCGAGACGCCCGAAGCATCGCTTGGTGACCTCGCCAAGCAGACTGTGCCGTTCGAGGCTCTCGACAACGGCTCTGACGCTGTTGCGATCATCTCCTACACCGACACTTCGTCTGCGTTCTGATGGCTAGAGGGCGTGGCGTAGAGGTTGAAGGAGCCAAGGAGCTTCGCAAGGCGATACGCCAGGCCCAAGACAAGGGGCTCAAGGACGAACTGAAGAAGGCGAACAAGGACGCTGCTGAGATCGTCGCTGATGACGCCCGCAGCAAGGTTCCTGTTCGCTCTGGTGCTCTGCGTCGGTCGATTCGTTCCTTGGGCTCTCAGACGGCAGGCCAGGTGGCTGCTGGTCGTGGCAAGACGAGGGTCTACGCACCGATCATTCACTTCGGTAACCCGCGTCGAGGGATCAGACCCAACCCGTTTCTCT